AAAGTACAATGACAAAGGCGAACTTGTACCAGAAAAAACAACAGGAAAGACTAGAGGATTCAAAATAAAAAAAGATGGAACAATATCTAGATTTCATAGTGCATTCCAACAAGTTGATAGTGGCATTGCTGGATTCTTTGATAGACAAGTAAGGTTTCCATATTGCAGACAGACTATGTTCAATGAACAAAAGTTTGATAAATTTAAAAAAGGCTATCCTTACATTAAATACATTAACGATATTTTTAAAGATGTATGTCCTGAAAGATACAAAGCACAAGAGGATATGGTTAAAAAAACAAGTCAAGATTTTTATATAAAAGGTACAGTTTTTACTACTATTACAATTAACAAGAATTTTAGAACTGCTATTCATACAGACAAAGGTGACTTAAAAGAGGGATTTGGTAATCTTGGAGTATTACAGGCTGGTAATTACGAGGGTGGCTATACAATTATGCCTAAATATAAAATAGGTTTTGATGTTAGAAGTGGTGATGTTTGTTTTTTTGATGTGCATGAGTTTCATGGTAATACAGAAATAAAAGCTAAAGGTAAGTACGAAAGAATAAGTGTAGTATGCTATTACAGAAAGAATATGATTAATTGTAAATCTGCACAAGAAGAACAAGAAATAGCAAAAAGACTAATAGATCGTAAAGGCTTAAATAAATAATGTGTGCAGTTGTAGGTGCATTTTCTAAAACAAAAGTAGATTTAGACTTGTTTCAAAAAGTAATGGTACAATCTATGATAAGAGGCAAACACGCATCAGGTATTGCTTGGAACAACAATGGTAAGTTAGCATATAGAATAATAGACGAGTCTGCTAATTTTTTAGCATTTAAAAACATAGATACAAATATGATTATTGGTCATGCTAGGTACTCAACATCAGACTTAAATTATAATCAACCTATAAAAACAGATAACATAGCTATTGTTCATAATGGAGTTATATCACAAGAACACCCTGACACATGGAAAGATACATATGGGTACAATTTTAATACTAAAAATGATAGTGAAATAGTATTAAGAAGTTATGAAAATAATAAACACCCATTACAACTAGATGGCTCAATGGCTACAATCATACTTGATATGACAGACAAACCTACAATTTTGTTTTTTAGGAATGAACAAAGACCACTATATTACTCAACAGATAACGACATGTACATAGCTAGTACAAAAAACATTTTAGAAAGGTCAGGATTTGAACACATTTTAAAAACTGATAGTTGTGTAGAGTATAAAATAGATGGTAAATTTAATACAAATTTAATAAGGCAGAGTAAAACAGATTTGCAGTGATTGGCTTTTTAAAAGAAACAGATATACAAAGGGCAATATTTAATTCGCCTAGTGGTGCTAATACAAAGTTTTTACAACAAAGTCATAGTCTTTGGTATAGATTTAACAATTATCAATCCAACGCACCATTTGGACTATACAAAGATGATAAACTTGTAAGTGTAATTTTTGCAACCACAAGTGATAAAAGTAAATATATAAACCTTTATGAAATAGTAACTTTGCAAGGACAAGAGGGTAAAGGATTTGCTACTGATATTTGGTCGCAGTTTGTTGAATATTGGTACGATGCGGGTATGCATAGAATAAAGCTATCTTGTACACCTAGTTCAGTTACTTGGCATATGAGAAATGGTCTTATATTTTGGGCAGTTGATAAACAGGGTAGTTTAAGATCAGATCAACCATTAAAAAGGAGCATTAATGAACAAGTAGATTTTAGAGAATATGCAATAAATAATCCTAGTGTAGCTTTACCTGATAAAAAGGTAAGAATGAAATTGCGAGAGGAAGATGTAGAAACACTACAATTATCACAAAAGAAAATACTAGAAACATATCAAGCTATAAAAAAGGTAGGCGACTATTGGTTTAGACCACATTTGTATGGATTATCGAAAAACACAAAATAGAACTAAAGCATTTTTAAGATGGTATGCTTGGTCTTTGCAGTACAAAGATTGTGATCCACCTATATGGCTACTTAACTATTTATTTAATAGATATGAACATAACCTAGAACAGAAGCTATGGATTGCTTGGATATATGGCACAACTTATCATTTACCTACTGCTTGGATTATATGGAATGAGTTTCCAGACTTTGAGTTAGTAGGTTTAGAAAGATTAAAACAATGGAATAACGATAACTATAAAAGGTTAAGGTATCAAACAGATACAAAATATAACAAAGGCTATTTACCACAACAATTTGAGAGTTACAAAGAATGGATAGGTAATAAGCCACAAATAGATAAGTTTGCAGAATTAAAAACATTTGATAATGTATGGAATAGTGTTATTAAAAATTTATATAAATTTGGCAGATACTCTACTTGGTTTTATTTACAAACATTACACGAATGCGTAGGTCTTGACTTGACTCCTGATACATTAAAACTTGACGACTATGGTGGTAGTAAATCACATAGAAATGGATTATGTTATGCACTTGGACTTGATGATTGGATAGATAAAAAGCTAGACAGAACACAAACAGAACATTTAGAAACAAAAGCAAGACAAATACAGAACACAATAAGAACTAAATATAAATTAAATAGCAACGCATATACTATGGAAACTGCACTATGTTCTTTTAAAAAAATATTTAGAAAAAAACAAGGTAGATATTTAGGTTATTATCTTGATAGACAGGCACAAGAAATATCACAAGTACAAGAAGATGGTTGGTATGGTATTGAATGGGGTGTATTTTGGCAAGCAAGAACAGAAACTCTACATCCTACACTTTACTCAAATATACAAATCAAGCCACAACTATACAGTCAGTTTTTAGATACAGGGAGTTTTAATAGACAACTATGAAATGCGTAGCTATTGGTGGAGTTCCAGCCACAGGGAAAACTACACTTGTAAAAAAGATATATGATAAAATGCCTAAAATAAACTTTGAGTATGGTTTAGTAAAAGGACACTACGATAAAGAAAACAACATAGCATTGCTAGGATTATACAATCAAAACAATACATTTCTTGGAACAGATAGATTGTCTATGGGTGTAAATAAACAATTTATTCAATACATATCAATGTTACAAAGAAATATTATATTTGAGGGCGATAGGCTTTTTAGTTTAAATAACTTAATAAAACTTAACGAATTGTACGATTTAAGAATAATAATGTTAGTTAACTCGCCAGAAACACTTGTAAAAAGACATAAGGACAGAAACGATACACAAACAGATAAGTTCTTAAAAGGTAGAGCCACAAAGATAAAAAATATACAAGATCACTTTGGAGGTATTGTTGGTAGGATAGAAACATACACACTTACTAACTTGCAAGAAAGTGAAACATTGAGTAATAATATATACGATTGGTTAAAATCATAAAAAGGACATAATGGCTAGACCTATAAAGAAAGTTGACACACAAGCTATACAAAAATTAGCACAAATGCATTGTACTTACGAGGAAATTGCAGAGTTCTGTGATGTATCTACAAAGACTTTACAACGGAGTTATGTCCACCTTATAAAAAAGGGTCGTGAGATGGGCAGAATTAGTTTGCGTAGAGCACAATTTGAGAAAGCACTAGGTGGTAATGTAGCTATGCAAATATGGTTAGGTAAGCAACATCTTGATCAAAGAGATAGAATTGAACAAACAAACTTTAATGAGCCATTGCCATTAATCATAGACGCAGAGTCTAAAGAAATAACTGATGGCAAAAAAAAAAGGTAATCTTTACGGAAAGGTAATTGAGTACACTCGTACAGAGAATGGTACATCTATTGGCAGACGACCTAAATTTAGTTCAATGAATAAAAACAAACGCAGATCATACAAGAAATACAGAGGACAAGGTAAATGAGATCAAACTTCTATCCTAATGGGGAGTTTATACCATATCAAATGCCACAAGATTTTAAACAAGCACAAAGAGGTCAAGGTAGTTGTGGCTCATGTGGACTCTACTCAAGACCTCATAGTTTCTGTGGTGCATATAGAACAAGAGGTGTAAAGGACTCATATACTTGCAACAAGTGGCGACCAAGAAGATTAAAATAATGGAACTTATTATTCTTAATGACGGTACTTACTCTTTGGTAGAAGTTACAAAAGAAATGTTGAGTCATATTAAGATACTTGCAGAAGTAGATTGCTTTAGCTTGTGTGAAATTATTAGATTAGAGTTTACAGACTATTTAGACTATCCACATAACCTACATATGATGAAAGATGGCAGTGGTTATTTTTATGGGTGCATATGTAGATAATATATGTTATTTGTTTGACATGGCAAAGTATAGAGGCAGAACAGTAAAGCTAGGCAAGATTATGCGTGGCGATGTAAAAAAGTTTAAGGTGTTTGTCAGAAACAAAAGAACAGGCAATATTAAAAAGGTTAACTTTGGTAGCAAGACAATGTCTATTAAAAAACATATACCAGCAAGAAAGAGATCGTTTATGGCTCGTATGGGTGGAGTGCTTAAGAAAGTTCGTGGTCAGAAATCATTAAGTCCTGCATATTGGTCGTTAAGGAGTTGGCGATGAAGATAAGCGAGAACACATCAGTATCAATGCCAATAAGAAATATGTTAGCAATAGTTTCAGCAGTTGCTATTGGTGTATGGGCATACTTTGGTGTTATAGAAAGATTAAATAAATTAGAAACTGCAGATCACCTTTTTAGTGCAGACCTTTTAAAGAAAGCAGAACAAGAGCCTAAAAATTTAGAAATGTTTATGTTGATAGAACATTTAGCAACTCAAATTGAGTCAATAGAAAAAGAGATAGAAGCATCAAGATATAACAAAGTTAACATAGATCATTTAAAAGAACAGATGACGGCTATGCAAAGAATTATAGATAAACTTAGAAATGGGAGTCACTGATGGTTGAGGTTGTCTTTGCACTTTTGTTAATTGTTGATAATGAAATTAAAGAACACAGAATACAAGATAGTTTAAGTAAATGCTTAAAAGCAAAAAGATATGCTATGAGAGATAAATCTGCAAATGATAGAGTTAATTATCAATGCATTAAATCAAAAGCTAATATAGAAATTTATATGGGTGAGAAGAAGATTACTTCTTTAATTTTAAAATGAACAAAGTAGATGTTATAAAAGTATTAGCAGTAGATAAAACATTTGAGAATGAAATTAAGCATAAAGGCGAGAATGATTTAGAGGTAAAAATTAAAATTTTAGAAAAAGAGGTTGACACATTAAAG